TATTTTTGGGATCGTGTCGCCCAATGCGAGACCAATTCCAACTGGCAACACTCAACGCGTAGTTACACGGGAGCGCTTGGTTTGTATCGCCAAACGGCTTTTAACTGGTCAGGGCGGCGAGACATAGGCAACCTGTCACCCGCTAAACAAGTTGAAATTGCCGAACGTGTCGCGTGGAAAGGTTGGGTAAACCCTAAGACTGGCGTTAAGAAATGGCCGGTTGGTCCGTTTGGGTGGGGAACGATACGCCATAACTGTATGGGTCTTAAAACTTCGGTTTGTAATTCGAAGCACCCGCTAGTCCGCAAATTTCGGCATAGGTGCTAATTGACACACCAACGCGAAACAATGCGTTATAGTAACCCCACCATTCCCGACGAAAGGTAACCCGACCATGACCGAACCACTAGACCCCATGTTAAAAATATGGGCCGAAGTAATAAACGAAGTAACACGGCGACCGAACCCCAAGGTTCAGGATCAGACGCCCGAAGTAATTCATTACTTCAAGTCGCTACAACATTTGGCGCAAGACTTACGCGATCACGCCACTAAACACGCTTTTGACGACGGGCAACTATGCGCCGATCTAAAAGCGGCCGCTAACTATTTAGAGGCAATGGCTAATGACTGATAACGAAACACTTAGAGATCACTTACAAGACGTCATTATCGAACGCAACGAACTACTACGCCAAGTAGACGAACTACAAACACGCATAGCCGAACTATCCAAACAACTTGCCGCACTATGGAAAGTCGAATAACACAATGACCAACATAAACACAATGCCAAGCGCCTACATAGCCAGTAGCGACACTTCAAAAGCCCGCGCACAACGCGAGGACGCCGAAGGCATAACCACGAAACGCCGACGCGAAATATTGGAACACGTCACCCAAGCGGGCGCTATGGGGATTATCTGCCCCGAAGTAGAACGCATTACAGGACTACACCACGGCCAAGCAAGCGGCGCATTAAACGCCCTACACGAACTAGGACTAGTAGCCCAACTAACCGAAATTCGTAACAACTGTCACCCGTACATAGACGCAAAACATATCGAACTATACGAACCCCACGAAGTACAACTAGAACCCCGCAAAAGCAAAAACACGCTTTATATAGAACTACTAGAAGAAGTTACCGAAGCCGCCTACGACGTGGCATACAGACAAAGTAACGGCGCGGCATATAACCGCCTAAGACACGCCATAGACGAAGTACGCCGGCACCAAGGACTAAAAAAATGAACGACCACGAACCCGAATGTACCTTCGGACCGATTACAACATTCCCTAAGCGAGACTGTCGCGAATGTGAACTAATCCTACGAATAGAGGACCACGCGTTAGCGATTTACATACGCAAAAACCAAATAAACGTATACAACGCAGAAACGCGCCAAATGGAAAAAGAACTAGACAAATTGAGAGCGTTAAACAATGGCAATTAAAATTGTAGTAGATGACCCGATAGGCGAAGCCGTAGAACTAGTTGTAAATATTTGTAAAGATTTGTTTACAAACTTGGACGGCGGCGACGCCGACTACATGCTTCATAAAGACTTTTACGCCCTAATGCCTAGCGCAATAGAAATATGGAAAGAGACCCGCCATGGCTTTTGACATGACCGACTATGTAGACGTCAAGCACCGCCTACAACTGGCCCTAATGAAATACCCGACGCTACGCATAGTTGAGGACGCCCCCGAACTAATCCACCTAGGCGAACGGATCTACATTCAATGCGCCGTAACCGTGTTTCGAGACGAACTAGACCCGCTACCTATGCGGGCTTATTGCTGGGAAGTATGGCCGGGGCGTACCCCATTCACGAAAGACAGCGAACAACCCAACGGGGCCACGTCGGCCCTCGGTCGAGCATTGGGTTATATGGGCTTCGGTATAACTACTGGCCTAGCAAGCGCAGACGAAGTACGCACCGCCCAAGGCAACCAACACCCAAGCACCCAAGAACCCGCACCCGTAACCGCCGAAACCCCTAAACGTGTTTACAGCACCTATGCTCAAACACAAATGGACCGCAAACCCACACACGCCCAACCACGCGGTTTAGCGACGCCGGCACAAATAAAACTAATCGAAACCATGTCTAGCGAACGCAACATAGACCCCCCCGAAACTAACGGCATGACCTATGCGGCGGCTACGGAATACATAACGCACCTAAAAGGCATTAAACGATCGTGAACGCGTGGGCATTGGTTGGCTACTACATAGCGGTTACTTGTATCACCCTTGCCATACTCTCGCTTTACTTCCGCGACTAACTAAATACGACCACGGCCTACACCCCTAGCAAGGTGAACGGGAAACACACGGAAAGCGTGGGTAGACAAACGCGCCCTATTTCATGCTTAACATTACGAACTAATGGCGTGGGGGTAAGACGTTTGGGCTTTGAAAAGAGGCGTCGTGATCCGCGACAATAAAGAACGGACGGGACACGGATTAGGTGGCAACCCGTGGGGCAGGTATACCCGTACTAGGTTTAACTACACAACACAAGGTAACTAATGAAACAAACCCGACAAACCCGAAACAACACAACAACGGCCCCGCACAACGTCGAGAGCAACCCGACACGTAGTGAGGGGCGCTAGTCAAATGCCAAGAGAACACACAACAAACGACCCGACATACAAACGCAACCGCAAACAACTACTAGCCGATAGCCCTACCTGCCATTGGTGCCAAACAAACGCCGCAACCGAAGCCGACCATTTAGTACCACACGTCTTAGGCGGTACCGACGACCTAGATAACCTTGTTCCCGCGTGTAAGCCATGTAACGCGTCACGCGGGGCCAAACTAGGCAACCAACGACGCGCCAACACAAAGAACGGCCAAACCATGACGCCGGCACCGAACGCCCGCAAACCCTTACCCCATAAGGAATTTTTTTCGCACAACAACACGGAAGCCCCCGCTCGCTCTGTTTCGTATATCCCAAACCAGTTCGAACTAGCGGAAACTGGCCACAACTGGCCGAGACTAGAAACGATCACGCCCGACGACGCGCCAACGCGGGCCGACGAAATACTGGGTGTTTCTAAAACGCTTTTAGGTATTGACTTAATGCCGTGGCAATATCGAGTAGCCCAAGGTTTAACGGCAATGGACAACGAAGGTAATTATTTACGTCGTGTTGGGCTTTCGTCCGTGGCGCGGCAATGCGGAAAAACGCAACTTATGGCGGCGCTCATTGCTTGGCATTTAACCGTTGAAGGTCCTAGGCGCGGTACGCCCCAACTGGTTATTAGTGTGGCCCACAAGTTAGACCTAGCCGTAAGTTTGTTTAAATATCTAGCCCCGTACTTAGAGGAACATTACGGCGCTACGGTTTCATGGTCTTACGGCCGTAACGAACTAACGGTATTAGACCCTGCCGGCGTGAAGCACCGTTGGCTAGTTCGCGCGGCGACCCCGCAAGCGGGCCACGGTTACAGCGCCGATCTAGTGACGGTAGACGAAGTATGGAACGTATCGGAAGCGGCCATAGACGAAGGTTTATTACCTACGCAACGCGCTAGGCGTAACCCGTTGTTTTGTATGTTCTCTACGGCAGGTACGCAACACAGTACCGCTATGTTGCGTTGGCGTTCCCAAGGCTTGAAACAGATAGACGCGGGCGACGTTGGCCCTATGTATTTTGGATCGTGGGAACCGCCACCGGGTTTAGACCCTATGACCCCTGAAGCATGGGCGTACGCAAACCCCGCGCTTGGCTACACGCTCGATATGTCGGTATTAGAGGCCGAAGCAAAAGGCCCTAACCGATCCGCTTTCTTGCGTTCTAGCGTAAATATTTTTGTCGCTTCGTCTACTGGTTGGCTAGAACCGGGGTTATTTGAGACGTTACAAACAGACCAAGAAATACCTAGCGGGGGCGTGTTGTCTATTGAAAGTTCCATAGACGGCGGTTATTACGTTGGGGTTAGGGCCGTACAAGTAGAACAGAAAACGTTTGTAACGGTGGCGTTCCACGTTGAAAGTTTGGCGGCTATGTGGCAGGCCGTCGAAAAAGAACTAGGTACCACCCATTCCCTACGGTTAGCGTTGCCGCCTAGTTTGGAAATATCTTGCCCCCCTAAATGGGAACCGCGCCGTACGATCGTTGGCTATCGCGAATTAGGCAAGTGGACTGCGCCAGTTCGTTCAATGATTATTGAAGGCCGCATAGCCCATAGCGGATCGTTGTTACTTATGGAACACGTCGAACGCGCAACAATGGTTAAACACTTGGGGACCGTGGCACTTTCTAGCGCCCGTTCGCCGGGGCCTATCGAGTTAGCCCGTTGTATGGTTTTTGCCGTTGCGTTGGCGTCACGACCCGCGCACACGGGTAAACCTTCAATAGTTATCGTGGGGCGTTAGTGTTATGGGGCGTCCGTCGTTGGCGGTTCGTCGGGGACATTCCGACGGCGGGCGTTCCCCCACTACCGACTAGAAAAGGCGTACTATTTCGCTATGGCATTCTTTACCCGTAACCGTTCCGCACAAATGGCGGTAAGCGAGGAACCCGCAACTAAGGCCGCTATTGGTTATGGATCTAATGCGGGCGCGTCTCAAATTGGGAACTTCTATGCCTACATTGACGGCAACGCCCGCCAGCGCGCTATGGGCGTACCCGCTATCTCACGATCGCGCGACCTAATCGCTTCTATCGTTGCCACTATTGGTTTTAAGTTTTACCGTAAACAATGGAACGGTGAGGAAATGGAACGCGTTTATATTGCGCCGCGTTCATGGGCCGAACGACTAGACCCAACCGTAACTAACAACTTTCTTATGGCGTGGACATTCGATGACTTGTTTCATTATGGCCGGGCTTTTTGGCACGTTCAGAGTAGGACGGCCGACGGCTACCCCGCAAATTTTACCCGTCTACCGGCCGCAATGGTGACCAGTCAGGATCAGGCGGGTCCGGTATGGTTCGGACCGTCGGACCAACTTTTATTTAGCGGTTTACAACTAGACAGTAACGACGTAATTCAATTCCTAAGCCCTATACAGGGTTTGCTTTACATGGCACAAGGCCCGATTACTACCGCTATCCGTTTAGAGGACGCCGCATGGCGTAACGCGGCTTCGGCTATTCCTGCCGGCGTCTTGAAACAAAAGTCAGGGGAACCATTGACCGCACAAGAAATGCGCGACATGGCCCAAGCGTTCAACGAAGCCCGCGCTACAAACCAAACCGCTTTTATCTCACAAGAACTCGATTACGAAGCGACAACGGCAACCCCGGATAAAATGCTTCTAGTTGAAAGTCGCGAGTTCCAAGCAAAAGAACTAAGCCGGTACGCAAACGTGCCCGCTTACTTACTCGGAATTGACGTCGGCGGATACACCTACCAAAACGCTTCACAAGCCAAGCAAGATCTATATTTGTTTGCGGCCAAAAATTACATAGAGGTTTTTAATCAGACATTAAGCGCCAACAACGTTTTACCAAACGGTACCTATGTATGCCTAGATA